TAAACATTCCAGAAAAACTTCTTGTTGGTTCAGATAGTCAACAAGAAATTTGACTCGCACCCCAAGGGATGTTACCTTTATATGTGAGGGTAACATCCCTTAATTATTTGATTTGACGGAGATTTTATATATGAGTGACGTGAGCGTTAACCTGAAAGAGTTCCTGTGGTTCCAAAAGTATCGCCCTTCAAAGGTCGCAGAAACCATTCTGCCACCAAACATCAAAGACGCATTCCAAGGTTTTGTTAATCAAGATCGCGTGCCAAACCTGATCTTGAACGGTCAGCGCGGCATCGGCAAGACCACAATTGCCATTGCGATGTGCGAAGAAGTCGGCGCAGATTATCTATTTGTCAATGCCTCTGAGGATTCCGGCATCGACACCATCCGCACGAAGATTCGAAACTTCGCCTCTTCATACTCCCTATCTCACTCGCAGAAGGTAATCATCCTTGACGAGGCCGATGGACTCAGTCCAAACGCACAGGGCGCATTGAAGTCCAGCATCGAAGAATTCTCCAAGTCCTGCTCGTTCATTTTCACGTGCAACCTGCTAAGCAAGATCATCGAGCCGATTCAATCTCGCTGCTCTGTGGTTGACTTCAAGATTAACCCGACCGAAAAGCCCAAGCTGGCAGCAGAATTCTATAAGCGCTGTTGTCAGATTCTGAAGCTTGAGGGAGTCGAATTCAACAAGACAGTTGTTGCCGAAGTTGTTACAAAGCACTTTCCAGACTTCCGTCGTGTTCTGAATGAGCTACAACGATACTCAGTCGGTGGAACACTCGATCTGGGCATCCTAGCCAACCTCAACGAAGAAGTCTTTGGGGAATTGATTACTAACCTCAAAGAAAAGAAATTCAGCGACGTTCGCAAGTGGGTTGCTAATAACTCAGACATCGATTCGGATACCTTGTATCGAAAACTTTATGACATGGCGTTTGAGGTTTGTCAACCACAATCTGTTCCAGAACTCGTGTTGATCATTGCGGACTACGCTTATAAGTCAGCGTTCGTAATTGACAAAGAAATCAACACAATGGCGTGCATGACCGAGCTAATGATGAAGGTGACATGGAAGTAAAGCCTGCCAACTGTCCGCTATGTGGGCATCACATGCACTTTGACTACGATGGAACTGCACTGGAAATCTACGGCTATGCCTATCAGAACAGGGTGTTGGAGTGCTCTAACGACAAGTGTGAGGTTAGCTTCGGCCTAGTCTCAGACTTGTCAATCTTTGATGTGACTGAGTCGCAAATCGTTTCTGCGTGGAACCTTCTCGTGGACGGCCTAACATTTGAGGAACAATAAATTATGAAATTCAAAACAATTGAGAGCGGAACCCCAACCTCAAAGCAACTGTCATTTGGAATCTCTTCAGGCGAAGAAGAACACAAAAATTTGATTTGGCTATATCTTTTCAACCGCTATTGGTATTGGGCCACCGACAAACAGATCATCAAGCCCAAGACCAAGTGGGTCGATACCTCCCATTATCAGTGGGCTAAGCCGGGACCTGATGGCAGATGTGGATACACCGACAAGCTTACGGTGGAGTACAGCTTCGCAATCCGCAAACATTCAATGTCAATGCAGTACGGAGTTGTTCAGGATTGTTGGCCGAACGAATATTCAACGCACATTTCTTTCCCGTGGGCAATGCACAGGCAGATTTCGGAAACCTTCTACGCATATGATCCGAAGACTCGCGAGATCACGGTCTTTGAAACTTTAGACGAAAAACAGTGCGAAACTGTTTATGCTTCCATTGACGTTGAGAAGAAGGTTCCGAAGTTCAAGGTTGCGCTTACTGATTACGATGGTGTAGAGGTTGTTGCAACCTGTCATGTAGTTGGGCGCAAATGGAGACGCGGTGTAAAGTGGGCCAAGTTTGTTGGGTTGTTCCAACGCGCAAAGTCTGGCATTGCCGTTTATTATACTTACAACAAAGAAGTCGGAACGGAGAAGGGAAGTTGGAAGGGCGGAACAATGGGCGGTGCATTTGACATTCAAATTGGACAAGACCCACTCGAAGCCTTTAAAGTGTACGCTGCGAGTAGTAAGAACGACAAGCAACCATTCACAAACGTCCGACTAGTAGAGGAATAACAAGGTATGAGCGAAGACCGCAAACCAAGTCCATTTGATTTTGTTCGCATAATCAGAACGAAGAAGGGGTCGTGGTCTGACCTTGACCCCAAACAATACAGCCCTTACATCATCAACCGCGCACTGTCATTCGACATGCAAAGTCTGTTTCACGCAAATGAAATGAATCGTCAGATCGGGTTATCACACAAAGCACAGTTCGACTTCTATCTAAATAGTATCAGCAAACTCAGCGGATACTCTCCATGGATAAAGTCGAAGAAGGCTGATAACCTCGACCACATCAAATCCTTCTACGAAGTGTCCACTGAAAAGGCGAAGGAAATCCTTACTATTCTGAGTGAGGATCAAGTTGATTATATAAAAACAAAAGTGATGCAAAAGGACACTAAGAATGAATGAAGACGTATTCAAAGGATATGGCGTTGAAGTAGAACTTACTAACCCTGACGATTTTTTGATCCTCCGAGAAACACTTACCAGAATTGGAATTCCGAGTTCAACCGAGAAGAGACTGACACAGTCATGTCATCTACTCCATAAGCGCGGGCGTTACTCCATCATGCACTTCAAAGAAATGTTTGGAATTGATGGAAAGAAGACTTCACTTGAGGATGACGATCTGCAACGCAGAAACACCATCGCACACCTACTCCAAGATTGGGGACTGTGCAAGATTATTTCTCCAGAAAAGTCAACCGCCAGACTTGAACTTTCTAAGATAAAGATTGTTCCATTTGAAGAGAAGAGAAATTGGCAGTTGGTACCTAAGTATCACTTTGGTGCTAGCAAGAAATAACAGATGAATTTAAAATTATTATATGGAGTTGGAGTCAACGACGCTGACTATGTAGTACAGATAAAAAGCAAAGGGTGGGTTTGCCCATATTATCAAAGATGGGCAAATATGCTAAAGCGTTGCTATTCCGACACAGACCACAAAGCAAATCCAACATATGTGGGATGCACAGTTTGCAAAGATTGGGAATTATTTTCAAATTTTAGAAATTGGGTAATAGAACGCGGAAATGTTGAAGGTTGGCAACTAGATAAAGATTTGCTATGTCGAGGTGAAAGAATTTACTCTCCAGATACTTGCACATTTATTTCTGGAAGATTGAATACACTGCTTTCAGACTCTCGTGCTATTAGAGGGGAGTTTCCTTTGGGTGTTACATATGACCACAAAAATAAAAAGTATAGAGCAAAATGCAAATTACACGGAAAAACCAAACATTTAGGTAGATTTAACACCGCACTCGAAGCTCACCTTGCATGGCAAAAAGAAAAGATTCTTAGAATATTAGAATCTATAGATTTTTATATTAAAGAATCAAACGAAAGAAAATGTTTCGACTTTAGGGTAGTAGAAGCCTTAAATAAAAGGCTCAAAATGATTGAGTTAGATATATTAGAAGCCAGAGAAACTAAAATTCTTAATGTTACAGGAGAATCAATATGAACGATAACCCCATGCTGCAAAATCTAAAGGTAGGTCTTTTTCGAGATGCGAAGAGTGTTTTCGATAATCTTGAAGAACTCTGCAACACAGCTAAACTACACTACCGTGATAGCTTTCCGAATTATGACATCGTTAAGACAGATGAAAACAAGTACGTTATCCGACTCGCTGTTGCAGGTTTCGGGGAACAAGACATCGAGATTGATGTTTCTGGCGATGTTCTAACTGTCAAGGCTGATGCGAAGAAGACTGAGACAGACGAAGAAGTAATCTACAAGGGAATCGCAAACCGAGGATTTGTTCGCGCATGGACACTTAATGACAAGGTTGAAGTCAAGAACGCGACACTCGTTAACGGAATGCTATCGGTTTATCTAGAAAAGATGAAGGAAATTAATGATAGCTTTAAGATTCCTATCAACGGGAAACAAACTCTTCTGAACGAGTGATGAACTAGCGATAAGGTTCAGGGAATCAAAAAAAGGGGCTTGACTGCCCCTTTTTCTTTTGGTACAATCCTCTACATCAACTGACCAATCAAGGAACTTATATTATGTTTAGCACTATTGTTGCGGTACTAGCCTTTGTTTTCACGACTTTTTGTTTTGCAGTGTGGTTATACTCTTTTTGTTTTGATCCTAGGATCAAGGCCAGTCGCCAGATGGGTGTAGATTTTAAAATTAAGTGGAA